CGCGCTGGTGGTGAGCTTCGCACCGGATATGATCTGCGTACAGCTAGACGCAGTTTAAACATCATGTTTGCTGACTGGGCAAACCGTGGCATCAACTTGTGGACTATCGAAACCGGCACGATTAATCTGGTTCAGGGGCAAAATACCTACGCCCTACCTGACGACACTATTGATTTGCTTGAGCAGGTCATCAGGACGCAGGCAAACGTTGCCTCAACTCAATCTGATCTAAGCATTACAAGGATTAGCGTTTCTACCTACGCCACGATCCCCAATAAGATTACCCAAGCCAGACCCATTCAGGTTTGGATTCAACGATATAACGGTCAGACTAGCCCTATTTCTTCTACGCTAACCACGACAATCACAAGCACATCAAATACTATTGTGTTAAGCGATGTTACGGGTTTACCCGCATCTGGCTTTATAAAAATTGATAACGAAATTATTAATTATGGGTATATTACCCAGAACACAAACGCTGTATCTGGGACTCTGAATAACTGCTTCCGTGGACAACAAAACACAATCGCAGCGGCACACACCGCCACAGCAACAGTCTATTGGCAGCAAGTCCCCGCGATCACCGTTTGGCCTACCCCAGACAATGCACAGCAATACCAATTTGTGTATTGGCGCTTGCGACGTACCCAAGACGCAGGCGGCGGTGTCAACATCATGGATGTGCCTTTTAGGTTTATCCCTTGCATGGCGGCTGGCCTGTCGTATTACATCGCCGCAAAGATTCCAACTGGCGCAGAGCGCATCCCATTCCTTAAGTCGCAGTATGACGAGGCGTGGGAGCTTGCTGCGTATGAAGATCACGAGAAAGCTGCTTTAAGACTTGTGCCCCGCCAGACCTACATTGGGAGGTAGGCGTGAGTAATCGTTTTGCTTCCGGCAAGAACGCAATTGCTGAGTGTGATCGGTGTGGTCAGCGGTTTAAACTGAAGATTCTGAAGACCGAGATCATTAAGACAAAACAATATAACTTGTTGGTTTGTCCTGAGTGTTGGGATCCAGATCACCCTCAGTTGCAGTTGGGGATGTATCCTGTGGATGACCCGCAGGCTTTGAGAAACCCCCGCCCTGACCTAAGTTATCAAGTTTCTGGCTTGTTGGCGGATGGTGAGTCGGGTGGTGGTAGTCGCGTATTTCAGTGGGGTTGGAATCCTGTTGGTGGATCTCAGGCAAATGATGCTGGTCTAACGCCAAATAACTTGGTTTTAGTTGTGGAACTTGGTACAGTTGTGGTAAGCGTAACTTAGGAGTTAATCATGGACAAGAAAGATTTAAAACAAGACAAAAAGATGATTGCTGGTGCAGTGCACAAGCATGAGAAAAAGCTTCATCCCGGTAAGCCAATGACTAAACTAGCCAAAGGCGGCAAGACCAATGAGATGATGATGAGCATGGGTCGTAATATGGCCAAAGTTGCAAATCAGCGAGGTAGATAATGGCTAAATTCAGCGACAAACGAATGGGCAAAGAAGTTGGTAACGCTATGGTGTACGCCAAGCCTCATACCATGACTGGTAAAGCTGTGGGCATTGAACCAAACCCCGGCAAAATGCCAAATGGCAGCAAAGCCGACACGGTCAACATGAGCGTTGGTAACATCAGCAAGGCTGCTGGCGATGAGCAAGTCAAGACAACTGGTATCAAAATGCGTGGTACTGGCGCGGCTACCAAAGGCTTAATGTGTAGAGGTCCGATGGCATGAACTACACCGAGTTGTACAACACAATTCAGACATACACGGAGAATCAGTTCCCCGAGGTATACCTTGCAAGTGGAAGTCCTGTATCTACAACTACGCAGATCAACACTTTCATTACGCAGGCTGAACAACGTATATACAACTCAGTTCAGTTCCCGTCTATTCGCAAGAGCCAATACACTGTGATTACGGCAAACAACAAGTACATATCTTTACCAAATGATTTCTTGTCTGTTTATTCTCTGGCGTTGGTGACGGGGGCTACTGGTAGCCCTATTAACTTGGACACAGGCACGTTTGAATACTTGCTTAACAAAGATGTAAACTTCATTCGTCAGGCGTACCCAACGCCAAACGATACAGGTGAGCCAAAATATTACGCTTTGTTTGGCCCAACAATTGTCAGTTCAGCAATTACAACTGAGTTGTCTCTTATTGTTGGCCCAACGCCCGATGCTGCGTATTACGTAGAGTTGCATTACTACTACTACCCCGAGTCAATCATTACGGCAACTACAACTTGGCTGGGCGACAATTTTGACACCGTTCTGTTGTATGGCGCACTGGTAGAAGCTGCAACCTTTATGAAGGCCGAGGCTGACATGGTGGCTTTATATAATGGAAAATACACGGAAGCTCTTGCACTGGCTCAACGCCTTGGTGACGGACTAGAAAGATCTGATGCGTATCGCAGCGGACAGTATCGTCAAGCGCCTTTGCCGCAGAATAACGGGGTGCGTTGATGGCTTTCACAGGCAACTTCTCCTGCAATGTCTTTAAGACTGGGCTGATGAACGGCACGTTCAACTTCACTTCGGGGACGTTTTATATTGCACTCTACACCAATGCAGCCACGCTTGATGCGTCTACCACGGCTTATACATCTACGGGCGAGGTTGTGGCTTCTGGGTACACGGCTGGTGGGCTGGCACTCACAATTGCCCAAACTCCCACGGTAGGCAACTCAGGTAGCACTGCCTATATTTCATTTAACAATGCCGTTTGGACTTCGGCACTAACCTCTCGCGGCGCTTTGATCTACCAAAGTGGCGGTGGAAACCCCGCAGTTTGCGTACTTGATTTTGGCGCAGACAAGACTTCAACTGCAACATTCACGGTACAGTTCCCTGCTGTATCAAATACATCAGCAATCATAAGGATAGCTTAATGGCACTTGTAACCACAACCAAAGGCGACATGGACGATTCTTTGCTTGAAAAGCGAGAGGGTACAGTCGATAATGACAATGAACTAACCTCATGGGTTGAGTATTGGTTGGAGGGTGAGCTTGTTCACCGCTCTGCCCATGTGACCTTAAAGAAAATGCCAGTCTTTGGCGGCGGCGAAACAGCATCAATCGGATAAAGGAGAACTAAAGTGGCAAATACTCAATCAATGTGTACTTCTTTTATGAGCGAGCTTATGCTCGGACAACACCAGCTTGGTGCTTCAACCATCGTGTCTCGTGGCAGCTTAACTTCACCAACTACAGACACGCTTAAAGCAGCTTTGTATTTGGCATCGGCAACAATTAATGCGGCAACAACTGTTTACACCGTAACAGGTGAGGTCTCTGGTACTAACTATACCGCTGGCGGCATAACGGTAACAAATGCCACGGCTCCAACTTCGACTAACACTTCACCGACTGCTGGTGTGGCGTTTTTCACGCCTTCAGCTTCGTTTATTTACCCCACTGTGACTTTGACAACGGCGTTTGATACTGTACTGCTGTACAACTCAACTCAGAGCAACAAGGCTATCAGTGTCCACACGTTTGGTTCGCAGACCATCACGGCGGGTACTTTTACATTGACAATGCCTGCTAACACAACCTCAACCGCGTTAATTCGCTTGGCAACAACTTAAGCGGAGGCGGCGCAGGCCGTAAACCATGTTTGGTATATCCGCATTTGCACAGGCTCCATACGCAGCGTTAGGCGCACAAGATATTGCTCTTGCCCTGACGGGTGTATCTGCGACTGGTAATGTTGGAACTGTTTCTCGTGGGGGTACGTCATTTGCGCTGTCAGGTGTTCTGGCGGCAGGAAGCGTCGGATCAGTTGGGGTGGCGAGGTCTTCTGCTTTGACTGGGGTTCAGGCCGCCGGCTCTGCGGGGAATGTAATTGCTGTATATTGGATTTTAGTAAATAATTCGGAAACATCAAACTGGGCATTGGTAGATAACGCAGAAACATCTAACTGGGCGTTAGTTGAGACAGATTAAGGACACATATGGCTTTAGTTATTGCAAATCGCGTAAAGGAAACCACTACCACGGCGGGTACGGGAACGGTGACTCTGCTTGGCGCATCCGTAGGGTTTCAATCCTTTGCCGTAATTGGTAACGCCAACACAACCTACTACACAATTGCGGGACAGACTACTTCTGAATGGGAAGTAGGCATTGGCACATACACTTCTTCAGGAACGACGCTGGCGCGTACAACTGTGCTGTCAAATAGTGCAGGTACACAGCCTTCAGCACTAAACTTTTCTGCTGGCACTAAAGATGTTTTTGTAACCTACCCATCTGAAAAATCGGTTAACCTCGATGCCTCTGGTAACTCTAGCGCTTTAGGCGTTCCAGTCTCTGCAACGCTGACAAATGCAACTGGTTTGCCATTGTCTACAGGTGTGACAGGTACGCTTCCTGTAGCTAATGGTGGTACAGGTGCATCTACTCTAGCAGGTGCTAATATTGCCGTTGTCAACGTAGCCAACACATTCTCTGCAAACCAGATTGTTTCGGTAACCGACAACACCAACGCCGCCCTAAGAATTACTCAACTTGGTACTGGCAATGCTTTGTTGGTTGAGGATTCGACTAACCCTGATTCCACACCTTTTGTGATTGATAACGCAGGCAACGTAGTTATAGGAACAACATCACCCTCTATAACAACATACCCTCTTTATGTTGAATCTACTACTGGCATTTTTACAAGTGGCGGCTCTAATGTGGCCGCAACATCACCTGCTATTGCCACAAGTCGTCGTCGAACAGGACTCGCATCTGTAATTAGCGGAGACAGCCTTGGAAAATTTAGCGGATTTGGTTGGGATGGCGCAAGTTTTATTGAGGCTTCGCGAATTGAAACAACAGTAGACGGCACGCCCGGCACTAACGATATGCCCGGTCGCCTCGTCTTCAGCACAACGGCTGATGGCGCATCAACTCCAACTGAGAGGGTACGTATTGACAGCACTGGTCAAACCAAGTTTAGTTACAACGCTGTCGTTGAAGTCACAGACAACACCAACGCCGCCCTGAGAATCACACAGCTTGGTACAGGTAATGCTTTGTTAGTAGAGGATAGTACTAATCCTGATGCAACTCCTTTTGTAATTGATGCAACTGGCAATGTTGTAAGAGGCAACGCAACCCCCCTAAACACCCTCGGATTTGTCTCTACCACTGCACTTACTCCCGCACTTCAGTCTCATGGCACATCAACTTCGGGTTCTGCTGTTGCCACATTTGGGTGGAGTGCTACAGGTACATTGGCCCCTCAATACATTCTTTCAAAAAGCCGTGGAGCTTCGGCAGGTACATTTGGCGTTGTTTCTAGTGGGGACAACTTGGGCGGCTTAACGTTTAACGGGGATGACGGCACTGCGTTTGTGCGTGCGGCAACCATTGTTGCTCAAGTAGACGGAACGGCTGGCACAAACGATATGCCCGCCCGTCTAGTGATTAGCACAACCCCTGATGGCTCTGATACTCCTGTGGAGCGTGTACGCATAGACTCCGCTGGTCGCTTGCGCCAATTTGGTGACACCATCCTGAGCAACGTCAACGTAATTGGTGCAAGCTACGACAGTGTGTCTTTCTCTGTTGCAACGGAGGAGACAACGCCAAATGATTTATTCTTTAGCCCTGACGGGTTAAAGATGTATGTCATTGGGTCTGCTGGCGATGATGTCAATGAGTACAACCTATCTACGGCTTGGGTGGTTTCGTCAGCGATTTACTCAACTGTGTTTTCTGTCTCTGGACAAGATTCAGTCCCAGCAGGATTATTCTTTCGTGCCGATGGTACAAAGATGTATGTAGTTGGACAAACCAACGACACAGTGTTTCAGTACACACTAAGCACTCCTTGGTCTGTTGCAACAGCGTCCTATGACAGCATTTCTTTTTCTGTTGCGGGACAAGAACTGACACCAACTGGACTTACTTTTAGGCCAAACGGATTGTCAATGTATGTGGTTGGAACTACAAACGATACTGTTTACCAATACACACTGTCAACAGCTTGGAACGTATCAACAGCCACGTTCTTGCAGTCGTTTTCAATATCAGGGCAAGAATCCCAACCTAGTGGAGTTACGTTTACAGGCGATGGCTCACGAATGTTTGTTGTTGGGTCATCAGGTGATGATGTTAACGTCTACAACTTGACAACACCTTGGGACATCAGCACATCAGCGTTTGTCAACGTGTTCAGTGTGGTTGGTCAAGATACAGCACCTACTGGTATTTACATTAAGCCTGATGGTACAAAGATGTACATTGTTGGTATAACCAACGATGCCGTATATCAGTACACAGTACCAAGCATTGACATCCAACTGACAGGCCAAACTTCTGTTGCGGCTTTGGACGTACAGCAAAACTTAACTGTCTACGGCAACACTCAGGCTTATAAAATTTCTGCTAGTAGTGTGGCTACATTCTCTGCTGGAACAGCGGCACTCCCTGCCATTACCACAACAGGCGACACAAACACAGGTATCTTCTTCCCTGCCGCTGACACCATTGCTTTCTCTGAAGGCGGTGTAGAGGCTGCAAGGTTTGATAGCTCTGGTAATTTTGGTATTGGGACAAGTTCGCCTGCTTACAAGTTGGATGTTGTTGGCACAGGTTCAATTATTTCGGCAACAAGAGCAGATACAAATCGTGCAGACATGATTGTCACCAACAATGGCGGTACTGTTTCTTTTGGTATTAACAATGCGGCAGGTAGTTGGCTTTCAGGTGGGCTAGGATACTACGGATATATTCTTGGCCCATCAAGCGCATCGTATGGTTTGCAATTTGGTGTAGGTGCTTCTAATACTGCGGCTTTGACAATTGCACCAGCAGGCAATGTAGGTATTGGTACTACTTCGCCAATTAGACCTTTGCAAGTAGGTTCATATGGAAGTGGAAATGGTGAAATTGCTTTAGGAGCCAGCACAACTGGTTACAACAGTATTTTATTTGGTGATAGCTCAACTAATTTTTATCAGGGATACGTTCAATATCAACACAACGGCGACTTCATGGTGTTTGCTACTGCCGCCGCAGAGCGTATGCGTATCGACTCCAGCGGTAACTTGCTGGTGGGGACTACGAGTTCTTCGTCATACAAACTAGAAGTTCTTACTACAAGTACAGCAGTACCATCATTACAACTAAGAAGCAATGCGGCTGGTGATGTTGGAACTGCCCAAATTCGTCTTATAAAAACTGATGCAACTAATACTACAAGTCAAATATTTATTCAGTTTGTAATAGATGGCAACAATACAAACTCAGGTCAGATTAATGCTAATGGGGCAAGCCAAGCCGCTTTTGGTTCTTTTTCTGATGCTCGATTAAAAGAAAATATTGAGAATTTACCAAGCCAACTTAATAACATTATGGCTTTGCGTCCAGTGGAGTTTGATTACAAGGATGGAAGTGGACATCAAATTGGATTTGTAGCTCAAGAGATGGAACAAGTTTATTCCGATGCTATTGGTGTTGGTGAAAACGAAATGCTAACTATTACAGGGTGGTCAAAAACAGAAGCCCGTCTTGTCAAAGCCATCCAAGAACAGCAAGCCCTCATCACAACCCTTACCGCCAGAATTACTGCACTGGAGACACCATGATTCAAATTGATGGCAAAACAGTCGATTTAACCAATCCTCAAACATGGGGTAATTCAATCCAAATAAAGCCAAACGGTTTTATTGAGCAAACTAAAGAGGGTGTTACAACCCGTGTCGAAAATCTAGAACCAAAAAAGGAAAACCATGACCATCGCATACAACTGGACAATCACACAAACTGACTATCTGACCTCAGATGGCTTTATCACGACAGCACATTGGACTGCGGCGGCAGTTGATGGAGAATACACAGCTTCTGTTTATAGTACCTGTAGCTTTGCCATTGCCGAGCCAGCAATTCCCTATGCCAGCGTAACCGAAGCAGAAGTGCTTGATTGGTGTTGGGCTAACGGCGTGGATAAGACGGCAACAGAGGCAAGCCTTGCCGCACAAATTGAATCAAAGAAAAACCCAACAACCGCAACAGGAGTGCCTTGGTAATGAACGACATCAAACTCTCAACACAACTGGTAAATGCCATCCTGCAATACCTTGGAAGTCGTCCATACACCGAAGTCTTTCAAATCATTGAGGCTATCCAAAAGGAAGCCAAAGCCGCTTCTGAGCCGCCAGCGGAGTAAGCTTGTTGTAGCATAACCACCATAAGGATAAATTATGAGCAGTACATATTCAAACAGCCTTCGGGTCGAGCTTATTGGCTCTGGCGACCAAGCCGGTACGTGGGGAACCACTACCGACAACAACTTTGCCTTTATTTTTGATTCGGCAATTGCGGGGATTAACACGGTAACTATCACCTCAACAAGCCAGCTTTTGACTTCCCTCAACGGGCCAACGTCCACTGCGGCATTGAATCAGTCTATTTACGCTATTCTGAAGTTTAACAGCGCTTCTGCGGCAACAAACATTTTTGCTCCACCGGTATCTAAACAGTACATCATCTGGAATAACTCCGGATACCCCATAACAATTTACAACTCGGCTGTAATTAATGTCATACCTTCGCCAATAACCACAACAGGCGTAAC